GAGACCATTGGTCGACTAGAGGTTATACACCTTCAACTTTCTAAAAACATAAATAGACAATAAAAGAATTTATTCAGCCTGAAAAAAGGAGATTTAAAAATGGCTTTTCAACTATCACCAGGTGTGAATGTCTCAGAAGTTGATTTAACAACTGTCGTACCTTCTGTGGCAACTACTGTTGGTGGTTTTGCCGGTAATTTCAACTGGGGACCTGTGGACGAAATCGTAACAATTAATAATGAAGTTCAACTAGTAGAGAGATTTGGTAAACCAAACAGTAATACATACACCTCTTTCTTCACCGCAGCAAACTTTTTATCGTATGCAAATGACATTCGTGTGGTTCGTTCAGTAGGATCAACCGCAAATAATGCTACAGTGGATGCAGCAGGTATTTCCATCAAAAATAAAACAGATTATGAAGAACAGTTTCCTATTGCGGAAAATGTATTCGATGCAGGAAGTTACCCTAGAGTTTTTGCTGCCAAATATCCAGGCGCATTAGGTAATGCCTTAAGAGTTTCTATGTGTGATGCAAATACAACTATACTTTCTACCTGGACATATAGAGATGAATTTAGTGCAAATGCATCAAACTCAGCTTTTGCTGTTACAAAAGGTATTAGTAAAGATGAAATTCATATTGTTGTTGTAGATAGAACAGGAGCAATTTCTGGAACAGAAGGAACAGTTTTAGAAAAATTTGGTTTTGCTTCCAAATTAAAAGATGCCAAAAATGAAGATGGAACTTCAAACTATTATGTTGATGTTTTAAACAGTAGATCAAAGTATATTTGGTGGCTAAGCCATCCAATAGTAACTACAAATTGGGGTAGAACTTCTTCTAATTTGTTAGATGATTCAAATTTTATTAGTGCTAATAAACAGTTGGATGCACTTACATCCACAACATTTGATTTGTCTGGAGGAACAGACGTAGAACCAACTGCTGGAAATAGAAATTCTTCATATGACCTTTTTGATAACCCAGATTCAGTTGATGTTTCATTATTAATGACCGGAGAAACTGTTGGTGATACAATACCAGACCATTTAATTTCAATGGCAGAAAATAGAAAAGATGTTTTGGTTTTCATATCTCCCGAACAATCAGATTGTGTAAATAATTCAGGTAGTGAGGTTACTGATATAAGAACTTTAAGGGATACTATAACGTCATCTTCTTTTGCTGTTATGGATTCTGGATGGAAATATCAGTACGATAAGTATAATGACGTTTATCGTTGGATTCCTTTAAATGGAGATGTTGCTGGACTATGTGCTAGAACTGATATCGAAAGAGATCCTTGGTTCTCACCAGCAGGATTTAACAGAGGTCAAATTAAGAACGTTGTTAAACTTGCTTGGAATCCAACCAAAGCTGAAAGGGACAGTTTATATAAAATGGGTATCAACCCAGTAGTTACATTCCCTGGTGAAGGCACCGTATTATATGGTGATAAGACCTTATTGTCAAGACCTTCTGCATTTGATCGTATCAATGTTCGCCGCCTATTCATTGTCTTAGAGAAAGCGATTGCGAGAGCATCTCGTTCATCGTTGTTTGAATTTAACGATGAATTTACAAGAGCTCAATTTGTAAATCTTGTAGAACCATTCTTACGTGATGTACAAGGTCGCCGTGGTATTTACGACTACCGTGTTGTATGTGATACTACAAATAATACACCAGAAGTTATTGATCGTAACGAGTTTGTTGGTGATATCTATATTAAACCTGCACGTTCAATCAACTTTATTCAACTTAACTTTGTTGCTGTACGCACAGGCGTATCGTTCAATGAAGTCGTTGGATCGTTTTAATAAATAGAGAGATAGGAGAATAATTAAATGGCTTTCAACATTAACGAATTCCGCTCTCAAATGCAAGGAGACGGCGCACGCCCAAATTTATTTGAGGTTAGCATGCCGTTCCCTTCGTTTTCATTGCCAGGAAACGCACAAACAAAATTAACATTCATGTGTAAAACTGCACAATTACCAGGGTCAACTCTTGGTATTGTGCCTGTTCAATATTTTGGACGTGAATTAAAATTTGTAGGCAATAGAACATTTGCAGATTGGACAATCACAGTTATTAACGATGAAGATTTTATCATTCGTAATGCTTTCGAACGTTGGATGAATGGCATTAATAGTCATAGTCTAAACGTGAGAACACCTTTAGCACAATCACCATTAGGATATACTGTAGATGGAGAAGTTACACAGTATGCTAAAAATGGCGATTCATTAAAGAAATATAAATTTATCGGTCTTTTTCCGACAGATATTACTCCAATTGATGTTGACTGGGGTGCTAATGATACGATTGAGGAGTTTTCAGTGACCCTTACCTATCAATGGTGGGAGTCAATTGCAGACAACGTGGTTTGATAGAGAAAGAGCTCTTGCTCTTTCTCCTTTTATAGGATTAATATATTTTGGCAATTAAACTTTTCGGATTTACTATCGGCAGAAAGGATATTGTTCAGGTTGAAAAACCTGAACAGGCTTCCTTCGCTCTCCCAACTCAGGCCATCGATGATGGTGCTGTCACTATTACTTCAAATGCTTATTACGGTACATACGTAGACTTAGAAGGTTCTGTTCGTAATGAATTAGAACTTATTACACGTTATCGTGAAATGGCAAATCATCCAGAATTAGAAATGGCGATTGATGAAATTGTAAATGAAGCCATTACATATTCTACTGATAAGAGAGTTGTTGATGTAAATACAGATAATTTGAAAACAACAGATTCCATCAAAAAGAAAATTACTGAGGAATTTGAAACAGTATTGCGTCTTTTAAATTTTTCTAATTTAGCTTCTGATCTCTTTAAAAGATGGTACATAGATGGTAGAATGTACTATCATATCGTAGTAAATGAGAAGAATCCAAAAGAAGGTATACAAGAATTACGTTATATCGACCCAAGAAAAATAAGAAAAGTTCGTGAAGTAAAAACAGGTAGAGATCCAAAAACGGGAGCTACTGTTATTCTTTCAACGGCTGAATATTATGTTTATAGTGATAGAGGTACAACCACTCAAAATTATACTTCATCAACAAGTTCAGGTTTAAGAATATCACCAGATTCAGTTATCAATATCAATTCTGGTTTAATGGATGCAAAGAATACTTTTGTAATTTCTTTCTTACATAAAGTAATCAAACCACTCAATCAATTACGTATGATTGAAGATGCAGTAGTTATTTACCGTATTTCAAGAGCACCAGAACGTAGAATTTTTTACATCGATGTAGGTAATTTACCAAAAGGTAAAGCAGAACAATATCTACGTGATGTTATGGTTAAGTATCGTAACAAAATGGTTTATGATGCATCAACAGGTGAATTGCGTGATGATCGTAAACACATGTCGATGCTTGAAGATTTTTGGTTACCACGTAGAGAAGGTGGTAAAGGCACAGAGATTACTACATTACCAGCTGGGCAAAATCTTGGCGAACTAGAAGATGTTAAGTATTTTCAAAAGAAACTTCTCAATGCATTGAATGTTCCTCTTTCTAGATTGGATGAACAGGGCGGTGGCGGTTTCGCAGGTTTAGGTAGAAGTCAAGAAATCACTAGAGATGAATTAAAGTTTGCAAAATTTATTCAAAGATTGCGTAATAAATTTTCTATTATTTTCACTGAAGCTTTAGGTACACAATTAATACTTAAAGGTATTTGTACTTCAGAAGAATGGAGAGAATGGAAAGAAGTTATTAACTATGATTACAAAAAAGACAATAACTTTACTGAGTTAAGAGAAGCTGAATTATTGCAAAATAGACTGCAAATGGTCGGCATGGTTGATCCTTATATTGGTAAATATTTCTCACATGAATTTGTAAAGAAGAAAGTTTTACAGATGACGGATGATGAAATTGAAGAAATGCAAGAACAAATAGATGCTGAAAATGAACAAGGTTTAAATGATCCTCCAATGGATGAACAACAAGAACCACCAGCATCACCTGATGAATATCCTCCTGTTGATAATACAATAGACGATAGAAATTCTGAGTCACCTACACCAGAATTAGACGCACAGACAGATAGATATACATCAATACTAAATAGACGATAATGGAGAAAAACATGGATATTTCACAATTTATTGATAATGTTGTTGCCGGTAATGCAGCCGCTGCAAGAGAAAACTTGAATGACCTTCTATCCACAAAGGCCTTTGAAGCCATAGATGGCCAGAAAAAAGAGTTAGCCACAAATTTATTTGGTGGTAATTCTGAAGAAAATGAAATAGAAGTTCAAGATACAGAAGAAGAAATAACAGAAGAATGAAATCTTTATACGAATTTAAAAATTTAGTAGAAGAAGAAAAGTCGGACTATTCTAAGTTCGACATGTTGGTACGAGCTGGTCTGGCAAACAAAGCACAATTACAACGAATTCATAGAATTCTTGATAAGATGCAAGATGATAGACCACAATTTAATAATGCTGATAAAATGATTCTACAAAATCTTTTTAATAAGATGGTAGATTTAATTAGTAATAATAAACAGATATTTCAAAAGACTCGTCAAGCTGTTCGTGAAGAAGTAGAGATTGACGAACGTACTATAGATACTTCAGATTTTAAAATTGGACCTTCTGGTAAAAAAGTAAAAGCTCATCGTGTTAAAGTTGGTGATGATTTAAAAGTTGATGATGAACTAAAAATAAAAGAAGAAAATATTATAGAAGCAGATTCTTCTAAAAATAGTCAAGAGGATCCTCCTGTAGTATTAATGTTAAAACGTAAAGCAATTCGTATTTACCCAGATAAAACAAAAGTTGCTTTATATTATAATTCAAAACTAGATAAACATTTTACTGTGCCTTATGGTACTGCAATTGATTCTGCAATTCAATCAGAAGAAGTTGAATTGAAAGAAGCAGTTATGGATTCATTACATAAGATTGTTGCGGGTAAACAAGCACAATCAGTAAAGTTTGCTAACGGTCAAACTAGAAAAGTAGATCATTATACAGCATCAGCTATTACACAAGTGCATAAAGCTGTGAATGATGATAACAAGAAGAAGTTAGCTGACATGGTACATAAATCACCTGCACACTTTGAAAAAGTTGCAAGTTTTGCTTTTAGTAAAGTTTTAGAAGGCAATGTTGTCGAAGCAAAAAAATGCTTTGACAATTTAATGTCTGAGAAGATACAACAGAAACTAGAAGAAGAAAGAACAGAAGTAGTTGATTCTTTTTTTGAAGGCGAAGATTTAGTTGAGGCAACAAAAAGAAGAAACCCAAATATTATTAAAATGGGTAGAGTACAAAAAATTCGCCGTAGAATTCGAAGAAATGCAAAAGGTAGAATTGTCGTACAGAAAAATGTAAGACGTTCAGGCATTAAAGGTTTCAGAGTGTCAGGTAACACTGTTAAAAGAATACCTGCAATAGAGAGATTAAGAAAAGCACGCTTACTAAAGCGTTCATGGAAAACAACAAGAAGAGCTAAAATACGCCGTACACTATTGAAAAGAAAAATGTCAATGCGTAGGCGTTCATCAATGGGACTAAGATAAAATGCCACATGAAATTGTAAATAATAAAAGAAGTAAGTCGGTAATTAAAGTAGTGGGTAATAACGCTATAACAGTTACACTTTCTTCTTTATCAGCAAGTGCAGACGAAACAATTACTAATGCTTCTATTTCACATGTAATGTCACAATCTGATGGTGCATGGAAAGTTTATAGAGGAGATAGTACCAGTGGAGAATTAGTATTAGATTTAACTGGTGCTGGAAATTGTGATTGGCCATTAGCTCAATATGATATTGCAATAGCTAACACTTCTTCTGCAAATATTCATATAACTAATTCTGGTGCAGGCGGTACACTTATTTTAGTAGTAAGTAAAATTAGCACTTATTCACCAGCTTTAACAGGAATGTAAAATGAAACTAATACGAGAAACAGTAGAAAATGTAAAGTATATTAACGAAGCTGCCGAAAACGGTAGCAAAAAACTTTACATTGAAGGTACATTCTTAGTTGGCGAATCTGTCAACAAAAATAATAGAATGTACAAAATGGACACTTTGCGTAACGAAGTTGAACGATACAATCAAGAATTTATTTCTCAGAATCGTGCGTTAGGTGAACTTGGTCATCCCGATACTCCAACCATTAATCTAGAAAGAGTTAGTCATAAAATTCTTTCTTTAGTAGAAGATGGGAATACCTTTTATGGTAAAGCTTTGATTCTTGACACACCTTATGGTCAAATCGTTAAGAACTTTATAGAAAATGATGTTACTTGTGGAGTTTCTTCAAGAGCTCTAGGATCTTTAGTACAGACTAAAGAAGGCTACAATTTGGTGCAAGATGATTTAAGACTTGCAACCGCAGCTGATATTGTTGCCGATCCTTCCGCTCCAGGTGCTTTTGTAAATGGTATTATGGAGAATAAAGAGTGGATGTTTGTTGACGGAATCTTCATGGAGAAACAATTTGACCAAGCCAAAAAACAGATTAAAAACGCATCCAAAAAAGATATCGAACAAGTTGCACTAAAACTATTTGAAAATTATATTAGAAATCTTTAAATTTATAAATAAAGAATCATAAGGAGAATCCAAATGGCATCAAACAAACTCATGGAAGCGGCCGCTGAAATTCTTGCAAATAGCAAGAAATCTGCATCAGCCATGCCTCCACAAAAATTAGGTGGTGAAGTACAAGACCTTGGTGGTCCTACTCCCCAGAACGCTAAACCAGACGATGATTCACACAAGATTCATGCTTCTGCTAAAGCGCCTGACAATTCTGCAAAGAATAAGAGTACGATTACAACTAAGCCTTCAGACGCTTCACCTGATACCCAAAACAAAGCTGGTAAAACCATGAAAGAAGAAGAAGAAGTTGCTGATGATGAAGTTATTGCCGAAGAAGAAACTTTGGACGAAACTTCACACAAAGAAGAAATGAAAAAGAAACTGAAAGAGGATATCGATGCGTTATTCTCTGACGATTCTACCATTTCTGAAGAATTCAAAACCAAAGCAGCTACTATTTTTGAAGCTCGTGTTCTTGACAGAGTTACTCAAATCGAAGAAGAAATGGAAGTCGCATATGCTGGTATGTTAGAAGAAGCTATTGATTCTATCAAAGCTGATTTAACTGAAAAGGTTGATGACTACCTAAACTACGTTGTAGAACAGTGGATGGAAGAAAATCAAATTGCTATCCAATCTGGTCTACGTTCAGAAATTACCGAAGAATTCATTGTTGGTTTACGCAATCTATTTGCTGAGCACTACATTGACGTACCTGAAGATAAAGTTGATCTAGTCGATGAACTTGCAGGTAAAGTTGAAGTAAAAAGAGAAACAGTTTATGAAGTTTGCAAGGGACTTACCGAAACTCAAGTTGAAAAAATGAAATCACTCGCAGAGAGTATAGATTTTTCCACAGAGGAAGAACTAGTAGAAAAACTTGAGACAATTCGTGAGAACTATTTCCCATCAAACATTAAGAAAGCTGATGAGACTCAATTACACGAGCAAGTGTCTGACGAAGCAGATGATAAGAAAGCAAAAGTATCTTTTGATCCAATTATCAATGCTGTCGTTCAATCGATTTCAAAAACAAAAATTTAATAAACTAAGGAGTTAAAAATGTATTTAACTGAAGAACTACAAAAGAAATGGGAAGCAGTGTTAGAGCACCCAGCTCTTCCTGCAATTAAAGACCCATATCGTAAGGCAGTTACCGCTCTTGTTCTTGAAAACCAAGCACAAGAAATGGTAAAATCTGGCGGCAGCGTACAGCAACTTACAGAAGCAACACCAACCAACGCAGCTGGTACAGGTGGTTTTGGTGGCGCTGCTACTGCAACTGGTCCTGTTGCTGGTTTCGATCCAATCCTAATCAGTTTGGTTCGTCGTTCATTACCTAATCTTATCGCTTATGATATCTGCGGCGTTCAGCCAATGACTGGTCCTACAGGACTTATCTTCGCAATGAGAACTATGTATGGTACTAATCGTGTTCCTGGTTCTGGTACTGAAGCGTTCTACAATGAAGCCGATACCGATTTTGCTGGTACAGGCGCTCACACTGCTTTATCACTTGCTGCTGATACATCACTTGGTAACGGTAACGTATTTGCATCAACAGTAACAACTGGTTCTGCTCTCGCAACCGCATCTGCTGAAGATTTATCTTTCGCAGAAATGGGTTTCTCAATTGAGAAAGTATCCGTAACTGCTAAGACCCGTGCTCTAAAAGCAGAGTACACAATGGAATTAGCACAAGACTTGAAAGCAGTTCATGGTCTTGACGCTTAAACCGAATTAGCACATATTCTTTCAACAGAAATTCTTGCTGAAATTAACCGTGAAGTTGTTCGTACAGTTTATTCGTCAGCTAAAGTTGGCGCACAAGTTGGTACAACAACTGCTGGTACTTTCGACCTAGACACCGATTCAAACGGTCGTTGGATGGTTGAAAAGATCAAAGGTCTTGCTTTCCAAGTTGAGCGTGAAGCTAACACTATTGCAAAGACTACTCGTCGTGGTAAAGGTAACATCATGATCTGTTCTTCAGATGTTGCTTCTGCTCTTGCAATGGCAGGTATTCTCGATTATAACTCAGCATTACAGGGTCAAGTTAACCTAACAGTTGATGATACTGGTAATACATTTGCTGGTACAATCTTCGGTCGTATCAAAGTTTACATCGATCCATACTTCCCAGCATCAGCATCTTCAGAATTTGCTGTAGTTGGTTACAAGGGTGCAAACGCTTATGACGCAGGTCTATTCTACTGCCCATACGTTCCTCTACAAATGGTTCGTGCAGTTGATACTGGTAACTTCCAGCCAAAGATTGGCTTCAAGACACGTTATGGTCTAGTTGCTAACCCATTTGCTGAAGGTACTACACAAGGTTCTGGCGTAATTACTGCCAAAACTAACTTGTACTATCGTGCATTTAAGATTGCTAACTTAATGTAATCTTAAAAACAAAACACAAAACATAATAATAATTATAATGTGTTTAAAGAGAGACTGTAAAAAGTCTCTCTTTTTTTATGGCGCATAAATAAGAATATGAAAACTTTTATTCAATACACTTTAGAAGAAGGCCAACATTGGAGAGATATTCCTGTTGGTAAACATCATGTGAAAAACAAAATGAATATTACTTTTCATGATGATAGAATGGAAATTCATCATGGACCTGAACTGAAGTACAGTAAAAAAGGTGATTACAGTAAACCAACAAATTTACATCTACAAACTGCCGCGTCTATAATAACAAAATTACATAAAAGCGGTAAAAATTGGGAAGATTGAAAAATAATCTATGACTGCTATCACAAGAAACCCATCAAATCCAAATTTTTTACAACCTAATAAGTTTATATTAACTTTTAGTAGGTTACCCAACATTCAGTATTTTTGCCAAACGGTTACTGTGCCTGGTATTTCAATGTCAGAGATACCACAATTCACACCTTTCGTAGATGCATATTTGCCTGGCGAGAAAGCCATATACGATTTATTGAATGTTACGTTTATGGTAGATGAGAACTTGACATCTTGGAAAGAAGTGCATGATTGGATACGTGCAATGACTTTCCCAGAAAACTTTGATGAATATAAAAATTTGGCAAATTTAAATCCTAACAGATCACAAAGATTAAAACCACAATATTCGGATGCCAAGATAGTTTTACTATCTTCTTCTAATAGGCCTGTAGTTGAGTTTGTTTTTTATGATGTTTTTCCTACCTCATTGAGTACTATTATACTCTCATCACAAGAAACTCCAGATAGTCCAGTCACTTCAGATGCAACATTTAGGTACACTTATTATGATATAAAATATGTTTGACATTTACTAATACATGTAGTATAATGTCATTAGGAGGATATTATGAAACAATTGGAAGAATTATTGGAATTATGGCGACAAGATTGTGATATTGATCGTACCGAACCTGATAGAGAACTTTTAAATATACCCAAACTTCATAGTAAGTATTTAAACATACTTTCTAGGCATCGTTTACTTTCCAAAGAGTCTGAGTTTAAATATAACAAAATGAAGAAAGTAAAGTGGGAATATTATACAGGCAAATTAGATGACGATGATCTTAAAGAAAGAGGATGGGAACCTTTTCCTTTCGTGTTGAAATCCGAGATCAATACATATTTGGATAGTGATGAAGATTTAAACAAATATTTAGCAAATAAAATAATGCATGATGAAATTGTTGACCTATGTACTGCAATCTTAAAAGAGTTGAATAGTAGAACCTTTCAACTTAGAGATTACATAAGTTGGCAAAAATTTATACAGGGTATATAATTGACTGATACTATTATTCTTCGTAAAAAGAACGAATCTTTTATACATTTTGAATGTGAAAAAAGTGTAGCACAGGAACTTTCAGAGTACTTTACTTTTTATGTTCCTGGTTACCAATTTACTCCAGCATACAAAAATAAAATTTGGGATGGTAAAATTCGATTGGCTGACCTTCGAACGTTTACTATGTACCATGGTCTTGTTCCTTATATCGACAAGTTTTGTAAAGAACGTGAGTATAATCTAGAAATAGATTCTGATGTGGTAAACACGGAGAATTTTTCTCTTGTTGAAGCAGTAGACTTTGTAAAGACATTAAATCTTCCTTTTGAGATTCGTGATTATCAATTACAAGCATTTGTACATGCAATTCGTAATAAAAGAATTTTATTATTGTCACCAACAGCATCAGGTAAATCTTTAATACTTTATTGTATAGTAACTTACTTACAGTATTCAGACTTTAAAAAAGGTTTGTTAATTGTTCCAACAACATCACTTGTAGAACAAATGTATAAAGACTTTCAGGATTATGGATACGATTCTGATTCTTTTTGTCATCGTCAATATTCTGGTAAAGAAAAACACACAGATAAATTTTTGACTATCACCACTTGGCAGTCTATTTACAAAAATGAACCTGAGTACTTCGAACAATTTGATTTTGTATTAGGTGATGAGGCTCATCAATTTAAAGCCAAATCGTTAGCAACGATTTTGTCAGGTTGTGTAAATGCCAAATATAGAATTGGTACAACAGGTACATTAGACGGTACACAAACACACAGATTGGTATTAGAAGGACTTTTTGGTCCTGTTTATAAAGCAACATCTACGTCGGAATTAATTGCATCTAAACAACTTGCAGATTTTAAAATTAAATGCCTCATTCTCAAATATGCGGATAATGTATGTCAGGCAGCAAGAAAGTGGGATTATAATTCCGAACTAGAATACATAGTATTAAATGAAGCTAGAAATAAATTCATAAAAAATTTAGTGTTATCTTTAGAAGGTAACACTCTTGTACTTTTTCAATTTGTAGAAAAACATGGTAAAGAATTATATAAAATCATTAAAGAGTCTACTAAAGATAGACATGTATTTTTTGTTTTTGGTGGTACAGATGTCGAAATACGGGAATCAGTTCGTGAGATTACTGAGAAGCAAAGAGATGCAATCATTGTTGCTAGTTACGGGACTTTCTCTACTGGCGTTAATATCCGCAACTTACATAATATTGTTTTCGCCTCACCTTCTAAATCAAGGGTTCGGAATTTACAATCGATAGGACGAGGACTAAGAAAGGGTGATAACAAAGAACAAGCTGTGTTGTTTGATATTGTCGATGATATGAGAATAGGCAAATTTACCAATTTCACCTTGAATCATTTCATAGAACGTGTTAAAATATACGATGAAGAAAAATTCAACTACAAGTTTTACAACATAGAGCTCAAATGAATAATCAACCAATAATAAAGATAGTACGACTTCAAACTGGTGAAGATATTATTTCCAAGATAACTGAAGATGATGATAGTGATATGGTATTATTAAACAACCCAATGAGAATGATAGTAAAGAGGGTTGAAACAGGACAATCTGTTTTTATGATGATGCCTTGGTTGCCAATAGAAGTAATTAAGGAAGATTCTGCAATCATATACAATTCAGATATTGTTACTATGATAGAACCAAAAGACTCTCTTGTTGAATATTATCAGAGTATGGTAAATGAATCAATTCTTTCTTTGTTACATAGTGAGGAAATGTCTTTTGAGGAAGAAGAAACTGAAGAAGATGAAGAATACGAATTAACTGAAGAAGAACTTAAAGAGATAGAAGAATACAGAAGGAACAAAAGACTTCATTAATCTTCATACGGAACACCGCTAGTTTAACACTTGTCAAGCACTTTGTCAACACATTTATAGGTAATAATATGGCTAAATCGAATCACTACATTAATAACGCAGACTTTCTTGCAGCACTGGTACAATACCATAAAGATTGTGCAGATGCTAAAGAGAATAAGACAGAAGAACCTTCTATACCAAATTACATTGGAGAATGTTTTCTTAAAATTGCAGAACACCTTTCCAGAAAGCCTAATTTTATTTCTTATACTTTCCGTGATGAAATGATTGCTGATGGTATTGAAAACTGCCTAATGTATTTCCGCAACTTTGATCCGGCAAAGAGTAATAATCCATTTGCTTATTTTACTCAAATCATATATTATGCATTTCTCCGTAGAATTATGAAAGAGAAGAAACAATTATATGTGAAGTATAAGGCAACTCAACAGTTTGGATTGCTCGATGAAGGTGAAATGTATGAGGATGAAAACGGTAACATGAAACAGTTTGAACTCTATGACAATATTTCCGAATTCATACACAACTTTGAAGAAAATAAAAGAAAGAAAAAAGAAAGTAAGACTAAAGGTATAGACAACTTTGTAGAAGAATAATTTATGAAATTATGTATATTGGGTGATACACATTTTGGAGCAAGAGGAGATTCGTTGGATTTCCATAACTATTTCAAGAAATTTTATGATGATGTATTTTTTCCTTACCTTGTAGAAAATAAAATTAATGTAGTTGTTCAAATGGGTGATCTATTTGATAGGCGAAAGTTTATTAATTTTAATTCCCTATATCTTTCCAGAAAATACTTTTTCGATAAACTCAAAGAGAACAACATCAACCTGTATACATTAATTGGTAATCATGATGTTGCATTTAAAAATACACTTGAGGTAAACTCACCATCACTGTTATTAAATGAATATGATAATGTTTTCCTTATAGAAGATTTTCATACAGAAAACTTTGAAGGTGTTTCGGTTGATATCGTTCCTTGGATTTGTTCCGATAATGAAGAAGAAATATTCCAAAAGATAAAGAATAGTAAATCACAAATTTGTTTTGGGCATTTTGAGATAGATGGTTTTGAAATGGATCGTGGCAATGTTCATCAAGGTGGGCTTGACAGAAAGACATTATCAAAGTATGATATAGTGTTGAGTGGACACTTTCACCATAAATCTTCTTCGGATAATATTACATATGTCGGTACTCCTTATGAAATGACCTGGTCAGATTATAATGATCCCAAAGGATTTCATATCTTTGATACCGAAACGAGAGAGATGAAATTTGTGAAGAATAATTTTTCTATCTTTCATAAAATAATGTATGATGATACGAATCATGATTTTGAATATTGGAAAGAATATGACTTTTCTAAGTATAAAGAAACATATGTAAAGTTGGTGGTGTTGAATAAACAAAATCCTTTCTTATTTGAACATGTGTTAGACAATCTATATAAGATTGGTGTAAGTGATTTATCAATCGTAGAAGATTTCAGTGATACCGTTATAGGTGACGATCAAGATATTATTGATCAGGCTGAAGATACACTTACGATTCTATCCAAATATATCGACAATCTAGAACTAGATGTTGAGAGTGATAAATTAAAAATTGTTATGCGTGAACTTTATGTTGAAGCATTAAATACTGAGGTATCTGATTAGTGATAATTTTTCGTAATATTAGATGGAAAAATTTATTAAGCACTGGTAATAGTTTTACTGAAGTCAAATTAGATAATATCAGTAATACTTTAATTGTTGGTGAAAATGGTTCAGGTAAGTCAACCTTACTTGATGCTCTTTGCTTTGCACTCTTTGGTAAAGCATTTAGAAATATCAATAAACCCAATCTAGTAAACTCTATTAATGGTAAAGAAACCGTAGTAGAAGTAGAGTTTAGTACTAACAATAAAACGTATAAAATTATACGTGGTATTAAACCAAACATCTTTGAAATCTATTGTAATAATGAATTAATAAATCAAGAAGCTGCATCAAGAGATTACCAAGATTACTTGGAAAGATTTGTTCTGAAAATGAACTATAAGTCTTTCACTCAGATTGTTATTTTGGGATCTGCATCATTTACACCATTCATGCAATTATCTTCTTCTGATCGTAGAACAATCATTGAAGATTTGTTGGATATTCAAATCTTTAGCACAATGAATGGTATAGTTAAACAAAGAATTTCAACAAACAAAGAAAATATCACCGTTAAAAAGAGTGATATAGAGTTGCAGACACAAGAATACAAACTAAAGAAAGAACATTTAGATAAATTAAATCAAGATGTTGAGTCTAAGGTAAAAGAATATGAAACTGAAATACAAGTCAATAATGATACCCTTGAATCATTACACACAGAAATTCAAACATTTGCAAATACAATTTCAGAATTGCAAACAACCGTTGAACAAAAGATTGATGTCGAAAGTAAAGTTAAGAAAATCACTAAACTTGAGTCGCAAATTGAAAACAACATATCCAAATTCAACAAAGATATTGATTTTTTCCGACATCATGATGATTGTCCAACGTGCAGACAAGCCATTGCCTTGGAGATTAAAGAAAGAGAAATTGAATCACTTACTGGAAAAGTCGAACAATCTCAGCAAGGTCTTACTGAACTTGAAACTAGACTCAATGATGAACAGACAAAATTAAATGATATACTAGAGAAACAAAAAGAGATACAGAAACTTCAAGTTGAAGTTGCAACAAAAAATGCATCGATTACAGGTATAAACAAATACCTACAGAAATTAAACACACTTATCAATGAACTTAAAACTTCAAAGGTAAACACACACAAAGATGAATTGTCACTTAAGGCATTGAAAGACTCTTTAAGTATTTTGGAAAAAGAACTAAAAGAATTGATTGATGAAAAGACTTATTGTGAGGCTGCATCCAATTTATTAAAAGATACTGGCATCAAAACTAAAATTATAAAACAGTATTTACCTATTATCAATAAATTGGTAAATAAGTATTTGTCATCATTAGATTTTTTTGTAAATTTTAATCTTGACGAATCGTTTAAAGAAACGATTAAGTCCCGCCATCGTGACGATTTTTCATATCATAACTTCTCTGAAGGTGAAAAACAGAGAATTGATATGGCATTGATGTTAACCTGGCGTGCTGTGGCTAAACTCAAGAATTCTTCGAATACCAATCTATTGATACTTGATGAAACTTTTGATTCAAGTCTAGATTCGAATGGTACAGAAGAATTGATGAAACTTCTACAGCTGTTAGAAGATGTAAACCTGTTTGTTATCTCCCACAAAGGAGATATATTGCAGGATAAATTTATGAACGTAATTAAATTTACAAAAGAAAAGAATTTTTCAAGGATAGTCAAATGAACTTTAAAGATTATTTAACGTGGTATAGGGATGTTGTAGATAAAGAAGTGGAAGGATGGTTTTATCCAATTGATATAATTATTCTATACGGACTATTGAAAGAAACGCTAGATAAAGTAAAGGGAGATATTTGTGAAATAGGAGTTGCTTTTGGTAAAAGTGCCATAGCTTTATCTAATTTCAAAAGAAGCTCAGATACGCTCTATCTATATGATATTTTCCCAAATGAAATTTTTGAAAAGGCAAAATATAATATAAACAAATTTGGAAGTGATGAAAAGTTGGTTTGGGTAATACAAGACACTACCCAAATGAAAGAAGCCGCATTTCATACTCCTTTAAGATTATTGCACATTGATGGTTGTCACGAGCACTCGGCAGTATTAAATGATTTGCAATTGTTTAGTCCTTATATGCATGATGCTGGAATAATAGTGCTTGACGATTTCAATGATTACGAGTATCCTGGTGTGAACAGTGCTGCCATAGAATTTAGTTTGGCAAAATATAATCATAAAAATTGGAGAGTATTTGCAATAGGTGATAATAAAGCATATATGTGCCAAAAGAAATATGTACAAATGTATCAAATTAGTTTAGCTGGATTTATGAAAAATGCCTCGCAATCAATGAATGTTCCTTTTCCACTTCCTTTAGGATTAAGAGAAATGTTGGACATTAATGTTTTAATGTGTGATTCAAGAGATGATTGGGGAGATTTAAATAATATAGCTCAAAAATTATTTGATAAACCGAAGATAGGATAAAATATGAGTGAAGTGCTAACAATTAATACTGAAAGTGGTATTGTACAAGAAGAAAAGATTGAACCTTTAACTGTATTTGATGATAGACATCCTTTTCTGAATACAGAATTGCCCGAATATACAGAACAACTACCGAATAAACGTATGACTACTTTAATTAAAAGATTGAAGATGACTATGAAACTTTATGGTGGTATAGGTCTTTCGGCTAATCAGTGTGGTTTAAAAGATCGTGTATTTGTTATGGGTACAGATCAGTTTCAGATTGCATGTATCAACCCTAAAGTTTTGGAAGTGTCTGAAGAAATTATTAAAGATGTGGAAGGTTGTCTTTCTTTTCCAGCAATGTTTATGAAAATTGAAAGACCTAAATCCGTATTTGCTGAATTTACGGATGAAAACGGACAAGTTCATCAAGAATGGTTTGATGGTTTAACTGCAAGATGTTTCTTACATGAAACTGATCATATGAATGGTATCAAGTATACAAAGTATGTTGGTCCAGTGGCTTTAAAAATGGCCAAACAAAAACAATTGAAAA